TAATCTTGTATTCAAGCTCAACTTGAATTTCATTGAGGTCACTGTTGTCATCGATGCGTACATCTTCGACAGTAATTCGCGGCTCAAGGCGAGTAAGACAATCTTCTATCTCAGTCTTGATCGCATCCTTAGCAAATGGATCCCATGGCTCAAAAAGAAGACCCTTAACCCGACTTCCAATGTTGGGTTGAAAAGGTCTTTCACCTAAAATAGTCAATAACAAATTTCTTACAGATTGGTTGATCGCTCTTTCATTCTTTACAGCACCAAAATCGTCAGTAGATGGATTGGCATTGAAGGAAATTGCTAAATCCTTGAATCCTCTACTGACGTACTGATCTGATCTGAATCTGTAAGCAGGCATTTAACCCTCTTTTTTCTTTGGTCTCACAGGTGGTTGAATATTCTTCTTCACCTTATGAAGATATTTATCACTCCGTGGGTCGGTTATTAGCACCATACCAGACTTGATAAAATCATCACTTTGATCAGGCACAGGACTGTTAGCCACGATACTTCCTCCACACGGCATTTTTATTTATAGTCATTCTTGAGATTCCTCCTCAGGTGTTTTCCAATGGTAATCATCTGTATCACCTAACCTACCCCACCTGATACCATTTTCGACTTGATAGTATTTGGTTGATACTTTGAAGTCTGGTGTCTTAGGCTCGTTAGGTGTAATGGACAAGTCATAGATTCTCATCCTATTATTAGGATACAATGCAAACTGACCATTCTCCAGGAGAATGCAGTTATGCGACTTGTGCTCCTCTGGTGTCTCACTGACGTTTGTATCGATCATGTCAACGTCAGCATGGAAATTGTCTAGTGTGAAAAGATACTCACCAGCAACATTTCCATAGTTACGAGTGCGGCACTGGATATCCATAGTGCCAATAAATTGTTTTTCAATGCAACGGACGCCATAATCCATACAATTCCAAAATTGCAGATTGGGCAGATCCATGTCTGTGTCTGGAGTTTCAGGGCGACTCACAAATGCACTGATGGGCAATTTGTCAAACATTGCAGCATACTCAGGCAAGTATGTCTCAAAGTAAAAAGCACGTCCAGGGATCGACTTTGCCGATACCCAGACGCCCTCTACAAATTCGCCATGCCCATCAACATGGTCCCTAAGATACTCTTTACGGACCCACACTTTTTGTGATGGCAAGTTGACGACTAATTGACTCATTCTACTTTGTATGTTGGGGGATGGAAGTTGCAATACTCATTGAATGTAATCTTCATTTCTTTCAATGATAGACCACAATGCTTTGCTGCTTTAGGAAGATTCCACTTAGCAGACCAAAGCATTTCCATTGCTTCTCTGGTTTCTGGTCTCATCGACCCTGCCCACGGTAACGCTTACCTTTGTTGTTACGAGATGTTGCCGAATATTTAGTATTCTTGCTGGATCCCTGTCGAGTCACTTTGGCGGGAGAAGGTACCCAACCGTCTTTAACCAGTCCAGTTTTTGCTTTAGCGGGCATTTGCCTCTATCAAACTACCTTAGGATGCTAACACAGTTGGGTGTCCAAATGCAACCACTGAAGAGCATGGATATGAGAATCCTGGGAAACCAACACCCAGTGGATCTAGAATCCTTGCAATAGGTATCTTAAATGCAAACACAGTCAACGTGGTTGGGAAGAGGACTCTAGGGTGTCCGACACCACCAGCATCCTCAATAGTCAGTGTGCTGCATGGGATAGGTGTTGGGATAGGACATACACTCTTACCACATGGGCAAATGTAGATAACGATATTTGTACAGAGTGCAATGTGTGGTGTGAATGTATCGCCACCAATCATGATGGGGATAAACTGCACGAGCACAGTTGCTCTGATTGGATTGATTGCTGAAAGTGGAATTAGAGGTGTGGGTGGCCACCAGCATGTAAAATTCTTAATAACAATGCTGTAGGGCACTGGAGGGGTGCCACACGCCTGCACTGAGTGGACAGTGGATGGTAAGCAAAGACCATGACCTGAGCAAGGCAGACCATTCAAAGATGCAACTGGTTTTAGAAATCCGTATGCCATTAGAATTCTTGGTTAATTCGTTTACCTGCTTCATCAGGTCGGGCAACATCACACTCAGTGAAGTATGGGTTACCAAAGTTATTTAATGAGTTACTCAGTGCTTGGACACCACCAGTCAACCAATTCCTTACACGCATTGTGCCACTATAAGATCCCATCTTGAATACTTTGTCACCATCTGAGTTGGTATACATTCTAGATGGGTCAATAGCAATAGATGCATCATTAACCTGCTCCAGACCAGCAGCAGGAGGTCCACTAAAGACCCAACCATAGTATCCGTAACCAGATGTCGTAGAAGGTGTGCAACTTGCACAGAATGGATTGACTGGTCCTGTAGGACTATTCTGTACAGTGCCGTTAGCGGGTCCTGTGATCTCCCAGAAGCGGTTTCCAGCGATGGGGTTACCTTGGTTATCATATCCGCAGTAAACGTCCAGAGGGGCGTCTGAGGGGGCACCTGTCTTCCTTACATAGGTATCCCAACACTCATGGTTGGGCACATTGGTATTTGCGGGGTTAGGATTGCAGTCCACACTGAATGCAGTGTAGGTGCCGTTACCTGTATATGGTGTAGTTGTGCTAGTTGTGGTCTCTTCTCCAGTTTCAGGGTCTGTAGTGGTGGTAGATGTAGTCTCATCCCACCCCCAACCGACTGTTGCGCCACTTGTAAGTGCTCCACCAGTCAAATTGTCGCCCAACCAGAGCTTGAATTGCTCATACTCACTAAAACCTAGGCGGTTATAGTCAAAAGTATTCTCATCTAGACCCACTGGGACGAAAATAATGTCATTTGGGTCGTTAGGATCGCGATAACAGCGCCCATCAACGTCTCCGTTGTTGCATTTCCACGTTTTGTAACCACCAGACACCTTTCTGCGCGGTGTTACCTTGGGTTTTTGGAAGTTTTCCATGAAATCCATGAAGGCTGCGCCCTGAGATCCCGTAACTTTGCCCTCAATCATCATAGACACGTTAAATTCTGCCTCTTTAATCTTAGAAGCGCAGTATTTGTAAGGCAAATATCCAAAAGCACGCTCATCAGTGAGGTTTCTACCCTTCTCAATCATGTCAAGAGTGGCAGATCCCCTCTCAATAGTACTTACATACGCACATGGCATGTCAAACCAGCGTCTAATGTTGTAAACCTTGGGTTGTCCCATGGTCAAACAGCGGTTTTTCTGGAAAGGACCGTAAACATGCGACACTGAGTCCTGATATTCGTCCAAATCTGCCACTGTTTTGTAGACATCAGGCATAACTTGCGACTCAAAATTGCGAATGCGGTCATCGACACCACTCATTATCTGCCAAAAGTCCTTTTTAGGGATGGCATCGAGCACATTACCGCGACCATTGACCTCTAAACAGTTAGGTGGGAGGTCAAAACACAGTTTTGTCTCATTCTCTTCGTCAATCTCCGCCATTCTGATGTAAGAATCGGGTGCTGCAGAGGCAACAGGGGTATTCATAATGGTGAAACCCGTGTTTGCAACCTGATTGGGGGAGGTTGGAGACCCAATACCCGTAGTACCTAGACTCTGAAACTCAGTAGGTGACCCTCTAAAGTCATTTCCAGTGTTAGTGTTGATCCATTCGAGCGGATCTTGCTGCTCACCAACGGGTAAACTGCCTTCAAAGTTGGTAAACTGATCGGAAATACCTTGTCCGAGCGCAGCAATGTCCCCAATGTCGGGACTTTCATACTCAATATACTCAGGATCAGTAACAAATACGTCAGGTGGCTCCTCAGGGTCGTATCCTGATCCAGGTTTGATCACTCTAATTGCCTTAATGCCGCCAATTTCATCGAATGCAGCGATCTCTAACTCAGCATTTGTGAGTTTTACTGCGATATTGTCGTGATCAATGGGGAAATCAAGAGCTCCTTGAGCAGATCCAACGGCAATTTGCACCTCTGCAACAGGATCTTGACCCGTAAACTCCGATTCTGTGAATCCGATTGCCTGATTCCAGTCAGGATCCTTCTTAATTAGGTCTTCTAGGTGCTCTGTAGTGTCCGTAGCAGAGAAATTCTTGAGGACTTTGGGTGTAATTGCCGTAATCTTTGCGTTTTTAGAGTAACCACGCCCGCTATTGATGATCTCAATTTCCTGAATACCGCCCTTATCGTTAATAATTGCCTCAAACTTCGCCTCATCGAGTGTACGATTAGGCACAAGTGCCTTCGGAGAGAGCTCAACCTTGTAGTATGACACCTTTTTAGGGAATTCATACACACCAGCAAACGCACATTTGTCTACAATGCCCTTTCCAGCAAGGATTTCGCATGTGCCACCGTCTGTAGATGTGAATTGTTGCAGATAAGAGAAGTCATTACCCTGACCTTCTAGCTCCATCAGTCCACATTTGAGCTGATCACCGTAATAAAAGACGGAAACGATATTCCAACCGTTGATTTGCTCACCTCTATTGAAGTCACCAGTCCGTGTTGTGTATCTAAACAGGATTCTAGGACTGTCTGTGTCAATAATTTCAAAGGATTCGTTGACTGCATTGGTAGATTCATCAGTCAAGACCATCCTAGTCTTAGTAGTCTCCCAAGAATCCTCACGAATCTTGTAGAAGTGTGAATAGAAATGCTCGTTAGGTAGACAGATAGGGTCGTCTTCCTCATTCACAGCATTAGGACAACATGGAATGTCATTCAATGCATACTGAATACCGAAGAGAGGACCATTCCAAGGGTATGAAGTGTCATACAAGTAGTAGTAAAACTGTGAGTCATACGAATCCTCAAACCCTAGGAAGCGAGGCACTGCACCTTTGATCGCTCCGTTGAGTCCATACAACCATTCAAAGTTTGCATTCTCACTTGTCTTCTCTACATTCTCTGGATTACCGAAACCAACAACACCAGGGGTGCCAGAGTTTCTGTAGTAACTACCACGACTGAATTCATCTTCATCATCCTCAGGGAAGTTATACCAGGATGTCTTGTCTACACACTGTCCAGTGGGTCCTAGTTTACCAATGTCTATAACCCTCTGCTGAGGACTGTTAGGAGCGTCTGCAGGATAGACATACCCAACGATACCCACATACTGGTATTCCCTATCCATGGGTTTCCTACAGGGGATAGGATTATCAACTAGGTTGACTTCTTCTGCAGGGTTAATAGTATAGAAGTCATCAATATCTTTACCCTTACTTGCACTCTGACTACCATAACGGTAATGATACAGAGGCACAGCGTCAGGTCCATACGCCTGTGCATCAGCCAAGTTAGTGCAGATATAACCTATGGTATAGCACTTGTAATACTTTCCTTTACCACAACCAGTATTAACACCAGGAGGGTTACCAGTGCCAGCAACTAACATTGTGTTGTCAGGCCAATATGAATACCACACTACGAGTGGCACACTATTCTCTCTTTGGCGATCTAGACAGAAGAAGTATGGAGTGCCTTTCCTAGGCTCATGATTGTATCCACTAGATATCTTCTTCCATGATTCATTCTCACATCCTGCGTCTGCCTCGACCATCTCAGGACTCTTTGTATACTTGTGGTCACGCTTAGCACCGCGATACCATCTGTATACAGGCGCACGGGTATATCCGCAGTATGCTACACAAGTCTCCTCTTGATCACCGATATAGTGTACAGCATCTTTACCCAGAGGATAGGATCCAGGTCCGCTACCCTCAAAGGTAATAAAGTAGTCTGTGCCCGT